ATACTAATAGATAAAATAATAGCATATATTAAAGAACCGCGAACCCTAGAAGGCGAATATAATAAATTATTTTATATTTATAACCGATTAAGAGAACCGAGTAGTCATGCTGCATTAGCTGCGGTATTTGCGGTATTTGGAACTAATATATCAGATCAAATGTGGAATAATGTAATGAACGGGTTATCTGCTGGATTTGCGTTAGCAGGCATATTTCTAAAAGAAAATAAGAAAGGAGAATAATATGAATTTTATGGGCAAAATAAAACAAGCATTTGTTGAATTAGGTAAAGTAGCTCCAACCCTAACGGCAGTGGCAACAACAGTAGAAGTTGCAACAGGTCATGCAGATTTAATGGCATTAACCCAAAAAGCAGGTAATGCAGCGACAAAAGTTGGCGAGGAAGTAAATACTTCAGGAAATTTAGTTGGTGCAGTATCAGAACAAATATCTACAGTTGCGGCATCTGAAGGCGAAGCTAAAATTGCAGATGTAGCAGGTAAAGTTTCAAAAGTGGCAAAAACAATTAAAAAGTAATAAAACAAAAAAAGCCAGAAGTATTGCGCTTCTGGCTTTAATTTAATGATTATTTATGTTTTGCGCCACACACGGTGCAAGTATAACCTTTCTTTTGATCTTCATTCATAACTCGCATATTTTTACCATAAGTTGCATCTTGATATTCAGCAGCTTTACCACTTGTGCAAGAACAGCGTTTTATTTCAACAGTTACAGCCATATTAACACCTCACTTTAGTTAAACAACAAATTAATTATACTATGTAAACTTCTATTCGTCAAGCATATTTTTTACCAATTTATGCATCTGCGTATTCAGTATTACCGATTACCATGTTTTTTAAATCGTTATACATTGAATTGGCTAACTCACCTGATGATTTCGTCTTTTTACAAATTGTTCCAAAAAATCCGCTTTCAAGTAAATTTGCGATATAATGATGCGGATTACCAAGAATTGCCTCAAACATATCAGGTTCAACTATATCACCGTCAAGTGTTTCTTTATAAAGTATAATATGATATTTAAAACCCAAATCGTGTTTCTCGATAGGAAGCGCGTTATCTTTATATTTAAACGCAGAAATATCTAGTTGCTCTTCTTCATCTAAGATAAACATAAAACCATCATGTATTTCTTCATCATAAATCTCTTTTAAGTATCTGTCCATAAGAATCCCGTTTTATGTTAATATAGATAGTTATTTTAAATGGCAAATCATGGAATATAGAATAAAACCACCGGAAATTAAACAGATTTATAATAACTTAAAATCTTCGGCCAAAAAGCGAAATATAAATTTCGCGTTAACTGTATCCGAGTTAAATAATATAAGTTTTCCAATATCGTGTCCTGTGTTAAATATACCATTAAAATGGCATAGAAATCAACCACAAGATGATAGTTATAGTTTTGATAGAATTGATAGTTTGAAAGGATACGAAATAGATAATCTAATAATTATATCAGTAAAAGCTAATCGAGCTAAAAATAACTTATCTCAAGAAGAAATATTAAAGTTTTGTAATTACTATAGAAATTAACAGTCGTCACAGTTAATCAAAAACATACATTAAGATAGCAATTGTTGCTATGATTGCAATCATTATTACACCAAATTCATCTGCTGCATTTATGTTTTCCATATTACCTCCGGAATAAAAAAGGAGCAAAAAGCTCCATTTATTTTAACAATTCCACTTTCTTAATGATAATGCTTTGCGAGTTGGCTTACCATTATCATCTTTCATAGGTCCAGGCATTCCACCCATTCTAGCGCAAAAACTTTTACGTCTTTTTGCTGCTTTACTATTTGGTTTTAATTCACTGGGCGGAGTCGTTACTGCAGTTTGCAGTTTGCTTCCAGGATGTTCTTTTCTGTAACTTGCAATGCCTTTAGCATTTAATCCGCCATTTTTATTTTTACCCTCAGATCTACTCCATGCAGCAGTTTCCGATAAGGACAAATTTTCTAAACTCTCATTAGGCACACAATTATTAACTAATTTTCCGCCTTTCATTTTAGTGCCTTCTTTGTGTTTATTTCTCCAACACTTAAAACTTAAAGGACTTTTTTCATTTATATCTTCCATTATTATTTCCCCCGAAATTAAATTACGCTAATTATATTTATAATAATGGAAGATATATAGTTGGTTTACGTCAAAACTCATCAATGCATTCCAATAATTTAATTAGCTTCTTTTCAATAAAATACTTCATTAATTGTTGTTTTGAACCATTACGAGGGGCTTCATACTGGTCAACAATAGCATCCTTAATATCCTGAGGAGTCATCGTTAAATCAATTAATAATTTATTTCTTTGAATATTTCGGTAATTTTCAATATCTGGATTATTAAAATCTTCAGTTAACATAACAGCTTTTTTCTTAGCTGTTAACGGTTTCTGACGAATACCCGCAACAAATACATCATCATTAGATAATACCGATGGAATACCATCTCCAGCATCACCAGTTAAAATCTTTTCTTTTAATTCTAATTGGGGGTTTTCAGATTTAACGTAAATACCTAGCATTGGGTTATACTGTTTAACATTAGAATACTGATGTAATTGTTTAAAATCGCCATCAGAACTAATTATAATTACAGGTTCGTGTGCACTAATTCTTGGAACTAATGTACCAATTACATCATCAGCTTCAGCTCTGTCAACATGCACGACTTTATACGGGAATACAGTTTTTAAATCTTCCCGAACTTCATCAAGCACTTCAAAAATAACAGTCCAGTCCAATTTAGATGCTTCTCGTGCTTTTTTTCTTCCTGCTTTATAGAATGGAAATACTTCTTTTCTCCAGTATTTTCTAGAATCGCAGCAAATAATTACATCACCATATTCTTTTTTAAATTTATGTATATGAGATCTAATCGAGTTTAAAACTAAATGCCGACATAAATCTTTACTTAAAACATTAATTCTATTTGATGCAACTTGAGATTGCAATCCACTAATCACAACTTGATTAAAATCAATAAGCACGGCCATTATCATTTTCCTTTGGGTTAATTTATAAATATATTATACCATACATATATTAAAAAGTCAAGCATTATTTCAAGGACCCCCATATGATAAGATTTAAACATTTCATTTCTTTATTTGAAGCTAAGATAGACGACTATAAAACTCAAGAAACAGATATCGCAACTAAACACGATCCCGAAGCTAAACATAAATCTGCTGCGGATATTATCGATCATTTCCATAAACATACTCCTAATGGAAACGTCCAACATACCCGTTGGATGATTGACCGTTATAAAAAAGGTGAAATGAAACAAGAAGATGCCCCCGATATGAAAGATACGTTGACTAATTTCGAGAAATATAAACATAATCTTCCGAAGAAAAAAGTTGAACAATACAAATCGGTTTCTGAATTAAAAACAGCTATTCATCCATTCAAAGAAAAAGATGAAAAAGTAAAATTTATAAATCAAGATAAAATTAATAACGGTTCTACTGTTATTCATAACAGTCCAAATGCCACAGCATATCATGTTCATACAACAGAAGCAGCTCAAGAATTAGGTAAATCAACGAAAGGAGAGAAACTTGGGTGGTGTACTTCTCACCAAGATGCGCATCAAAATATGTTTAATCATTATAATGATGAGTCTGAAGGCAATTTCCATATCTTGCATATGCATAAAGAAGAATTCCCGTATCGTAGAATTGGCGGAGTTGGGGTAGAAGGGCAATTCCAAGATGAAAATAATAAAACAATTGAAGGCGATAGATTAGAAGATTTCGTTCATAGAAACCCAGAAGTAAAGAAAATTGCTCCAGTTAAAAGAGCATATGATGACCATGTTTCAATTAAAAAATTAGACTCGCCAACAGCATCTAAAAAAGATATTGATGATGGATTACATTCGGAAAATTGGGAAGTAAGAAATAAAGCAATAAAACATCCAAATGTTGATGAAGATCATTTACATACAGCATTAGATGATAAATTTGGTAATATAAAAAATAATGCAATTACGCATCCAAAAATAAACTCAAGTCACATTGATAAAGTATTAACGAATACTGATAATCGTAGCGTAACAACTAGAGAACTTGCATTAACTCGCCCTAAAGCTGTAACTGAAAAACATTTAGATAAAGCAATAAATGATCCCCAGTCATTAGTACGAAAAGTCGTTGCTGCGCATCCATTAGCAACTAAGAAACATTTACAAAAATTAGCAAATGATGATGCACAAACCGTAAGTTCAATTGCGAAAGAAAGATTAAATAAAATGTAATAAAAAGGGGAGTTTCAGCTTCCCTTTTTTAGTTTACCCGAATAATAATTCCGAAACGGACTTAATTTGAACTCCGTTCTCAGTAACCACTCCATTTACCACCTTACCCGTAGATAAAGTACAAACAATGGTATCATTATTAATTGTTTCGTTAATCATTACTGTAGAAAATCTACCCTGTAATTCTGACATCTCTTTTGGCGTTAAATTTACACTCATATTTGCCCCAATTCTCTTGTATATAACACAATATTTGTTGTTTGTTCCAATTCAACCTTCTGGTCAATTAAAGATTTAACCTTTTCCTCTAACTCAACAATTCTATCGCCAGTTAAATTCCAAATTTTCATATCTAATAATTTACTATCAAAGTTATTTTCCTCTAAAATATTAAGTAACTCAACTTTAGAAGTATTTTTAAATTCAGTAACGTTATCTAGATAAAAATAAATAAATCTTACTCGCTCATTTAAATCAACGATATCTTTATTAAGAATTTCAATTAATTTATTGATTCGATCTGTATATTTATCTAATCTCCAGTCAATAAAATAATCAATAATTTCATTAACCGATCCAAATTTTCTTAATTTACCAGTAGGCAACCAACAGGTTAAATTCTCTGTTACTGTTGTAACTAACTTTAGTTTCTCAAGAATAGTATCATCTTCCATTGAATTGAGGATTCCGCGCTGATAAAATACATCAATATCAAATCCTTCTTCCGTTGAATTATCCTCATAATCTTTAATAGAAGTATTTTCTAATAATTTATTTAGGTGTTTTTTAATATCATCAAGATACATTCCTACAGGTAATTCAGTAATCTTTACCTGAGTAGCATTAATTCTCGAGATACAACCCCTGATTTGATACTTATTATTATCAAGTCTAGTTACGATACCGTTAAATCCACGAAAATACGGTAATAATTGAAATTTCTTAGATCCTCCAGAAAGTTTCGTCTTAATATACTTTGCAAGTTCCTTTGGATCCCTTGAGAGGATCGTAGAAGCAAAACCCGTCCCTATGCCTAGTGAACCATTTAACAAGACTCCAGGGAGGATTGGAACGAAAAAATTAGGCTCTATTTTAAAGTCATCCTCGAATAAATGTTCAAGGATAATATCATCTTCTTTACGGAAATATAATCTAAAATTTTTCGATAACTTGGTAAAAATATAACGAGCTGCAGCTGGAACAGGCGATAATCTAGAACCGAACTGACCAATTGGAGAAAGTAAATTTAAATTATTTGAGCCAGTAAAGTCTTGAGCTAGATTACAGATAACGCCAGCAATACCTTGTTCTCCATGATGATAATGTGTAGTATGGGCAACCATACTTGCTAACTGAGCTACTTTCATTTCTTCTGTTACATTTTTTATTAAACAAGTATAAATCACCTTTCGTTGAGTTGTTTTTAACCCATCAATTAAGTTTACAATTGACCGTTCATTATCATAATTTGCATAGCATTTATATTGAGTATCAAAAAAATGGTCTATAGTAAGTTCTTTCATTAAAAATTCCTAATTTCCTAATTTCCTAATTATTTTCTATTATATTATCTATGTTTTTAACAAACCACCCTTTGTAATTTTTACATTTACCTAGAGCAACTTGATGCATATTATCCTTCAATTCCTAACCATTCTTTGCGTTTGTCAGCACTTCCAGATTCCTTAGAAAATTGTAATGTGAAAATATCGTCATCACCAACTTCGCTAACAACTTTTTCTAAATTTTTATTAAGATCAGTTAAATATTCGCGCCATTCAACTGAAGAACTAGTTCCTAATCCTTTGTAATATTTTGACTCATATTTTTCATTAACATGTTTTTCTTTCCATTTCTCAAATAATACCAAATCATAAAAAGATAATGTATCTTTTTTATACTTAACCTTGACAATAGGTGTATTTAAAATATGGATCACTCCCAAGGAGAATAATTCCGGCCAAAATTTAAAGAATGCGTTCAATAACAATCCTCGAATACCAAACCCATCTAAATCTTGGTCTGTTGATAATACAATCTTACCAAAACGTATATCTTCAATAGAATTTACCTTAACCCCAAACTGAAGACCGCTAATTGTCATAATATTCTTAAACTCTCTATTTTCAAGAATATCTTTTAATTCCATTGGCATTACATTTACGGGTTTTCCACGTAGTGGAAATGCAGCCATTATCTTTGGATCTCTACCCGACAATAATCCTGAAAGTGCAGAATCTCCTTCAGCAAGAAAAAGCATTGCATCACTACGTTGTTTAGTAGAAGCATCATGGAATTTATCAACTCTTCTTGGATCAGCCTTATCAAGATTTTTATTAGCTTTTCTTAATTCAGCTAATTCAGTTGCCTTTTCTTTGGCTTGAACCCAATCTAAAATTGATTGGATAATCTCAGATTTTAACAAACCTTTAATAAATTTATCGCTAACAGTCCATGAAGTTTTCCATTCAGAAGCAGGACTAATCATATTTTCTTTAGTCTGACTAGAAAATCTAGGACGGTTAACTGTTCCAGAAATAAAAATTCTAAAATGATTTTTAATATCAGATGGTTTTACATCAACTTTATGTTTCTTTTTAAAATGTTCACGCAATTTATTTGTTATTTGATCAACAACATAATTGACATGAGTTCCACCCTGATAGGTTTCTACTGAGTTAATAAACGAAATTTGCTCAAATCCATCAGAATCGGTAATACCAACATTCCAATCTTTACTATTATCAGTAAAATAATTATCTGAATATAATGCAACATAATCGTCAAAAGATCTAAATCTAATTAAATCTCCATTAAAATAAAATTTAATGTTTAGGTTATTGGCTGCTGCATCAATTACTTTTTTCTGAATTCGTAAAATATGGTCTGAATCTAGCCCAGATAATTTAAAAAATTCATAATCTGGAGTAAATGTAATCTTGGTTCCATTCTTAGTAAAATCTTTGATTATAGGTTCGGAACGCTCGCGCATACCATTCCAGAAATCTTGAGTTAATTTTTTCTTACCGTCACAAGATTCAATTTTAAAATTTGTTGATAAAACATTAGTCAATGTACTACCGACACCATTAGTTCCAATCAAAGACTGGTCTTCATCATCATTAAAATTTGAGCCAGCTCTTAGGTTTGAAAATACAGTTTCAGCGATATAAGTTCCAGTCTGTTCATGAAGAACTACTGGGATACCTCTACCGTCATCTTGAACAGAAATTTCGTCAAAAGTTATATCGACTTTAATTTGAGTTAATGTATCTGGCGCTCTTTTTCCTTCATCAATTGAATTATCTAGAATTTCAGAGAAAATTTTAATAAAAGCTGGAATATAAGAAATATCTCGCTTTTCCATTTTTTTTGTGGTGTTGTTTAGCACCCATTCTTGACTAGTTTGAATAGAAGTAGAACCAGCATACATTCCAGTACGTTTTCTAATGTGTTCAATCTCATCAAGAACTTGATAGGTTTGTTGAATGTGTTTTGTCATTAAATTATTAAGTAAGATAGTAATTAAAAATTCGGGGGGCATTGCCCCCTTTTTCATATAACCTTATAAAGTTACATCAGCAGAAATAATATTTTCGATTCTAAATGAACGCCATCCTTCATTTTCTAAGTCCCAAACAGATAATACTTCGGGATTTTCAACTTTAACTTTTGCCCCTTCTTTAATCTCGAATATAGGCAATAACTCTGATTTTAAAGTACATTTCATTGTTCTTTCTGAACCATCAGCTTTTGTAAATACAACAGTTCCAGTTCCATTTTGTAAGTTAGCTTTTAATGTATCTTTATCGATTTTTGTCATAATATAAGTTTCCTAGATTAAATTTTAATATCTTTTTTAGTGAAAATACCGAACATCGCGTCAGCGAAATCTTTAGGGTATACAGGCTTAGAGGTTTTTGCTTGCTCTTTTGGAACGTGTTTAGCTTTGTTACTCATTAAGTAACTCGATCCCCTTTTCTTATGGGTTCGATGTGTTAAGTTCATTTTTCTATTTTCCTGGTAATATTTGGAGCAATTTGAGGCTGCTGGTTAAGGTGGTCCAGAGTCTTAACTAATAATTCTGGGTTTATTGGGGTTATAATTTGTTTAACGGGTTCTTGTTTAGGGATATTACTGTATACATCTTTAATACTGTTTAAAATTGACATTCTTCTTCTTCTTTGTTGGTTGAAAATCATCATACTCTAACTCAGAAAACGAAACTTGATTCGTTTTCTTCGTACTTTGTTTAGTTTTTTTGGAGCGGAATTCGGTGTAATCTTCCATAAGAATATTGCTATGTGTTTTCATCTGTTCTACAATTCTACCAATTTTAAAATAATAATTCCGGATAAACTTCTCTAACAAGATCTTCTGTTAGACCCTCAATTTTCAAATCTTTATTTAACATGTTAAAGAAAATCTCTGCTTCTTTAGGCTCAAAAGATTCTAATAACTGCAATAAAAGAAGATTACGTTTCGCATCTGTTAAAGAATCAGAAGTCGGATCTCCTTTAAGGAACAAATACGCTCGACGTATTTCTGATTCAATTCCAGCATATCTAATTCCTAATAAAGTATCTGGTTTAATATAATCTGTTGGGAATTTATCTTCAACATAAAATTGATAGTTTTTGTTAAATGTATATTTTAATACTTCTTTAAAGTGATAAAGATTATTTTGTTGAAGAATTTCTATCCGTTGTTCTTTGTTAATAGCTAGAGTAAATTCATCTAGAATTTCATGCACGTTTTTAATCATAAATTAATTTTTATTTAAAGTTACTGTTAGAATCAATTACTGACTCCATATGGTTAATTTCCCGAAAGGGGAGATTTGGTTCTACATTTTTATTTATTGTAACTTGAATTTTTGTTTTCGTCAAGCAGTTATTTAACAAATATTAATTAAGCGAAGCAATGTGAGCAAAGCGAACATTTAATTTGATACTAATCTCGCTTTGCTCGATTGATTCCTTCGGAATCAGAATCCAGTTTTTTAGAGTGAGTTTTCTCTACCCCCCATTCATGTATATATGGATATACACTTAGGTTTTAAAGAAAAACTGCAACTGGTACGGGTGTCAGCTACAAAAACTATTACAACTAGAAACTATCCTATCACAGATAGTCCGCCTATTATTTATGCTCTGATTGGCTGAAAAAGTGTTGTGGCTAAAATCAACATAGGAGACATAAACAACAGACAAAAGAAGACTGCCCTAGACTAATGCGGCATCTTTTATCCAGTTGCCGAGAAGTATCCGATATATACTTCTTCTATTATTAATAGTATCTGCCTCATCTCAGGAACGATAATAATTCTGTCACGTTGAATTTTATCTTTTCAGATCCCCAAAGGATAAGGGTTTCCAATGGGAGGTGGATTGCGATTCCACTTTTTGCTAATAAATTGTAGGGTATTGCCGTGACGTTGGGTTCGGACCCAACTTTAAATAGTATAACTTACAAATTCTATTTAGTCAAACTTTATTTATTTTTTTTCAATTAAATATTTTAGTCGGTTCTTTCATATTTTTTCGGAATATATACTTGCGTTAGTTATTCCTGGAAAACAGGATCTCGACTAAAAATAAAAATGCTTGACTTATTTGTTAGTATATAGTATAATATTATTTTTTAATGGAGTTTTGTTTATGATTATAGTTAAATCGAAAAATCAGTTTGGTGAAGAAATTTTAATAAATACCGCAAAGATTTCCTATGCAGTTCCTTCTTCGGGGGGTATAGAAACGGTTATATTCTTTGATAATGATACTCATATTAATATCTTAGAATCTTTTGCCGATTTTAGAAAAAGGTTTGAAAATCCTACTGTTAAATTTTCTGCCGAGAAAGATGTCGTTTTTACAAATTCTTCCGATGAATTTCCGGAACACTTACCTCGCCTGGCCACAGGGAATGTTGATAAACGAACAAATCAATATAAAGAATGGGTTGCATCGAAAGACGCAGCATAAATAAATAATCATATTATCTCTATTGGAATTAAATTGTGCCAATCTATCCATTAAAAAATACTGAAACTGGCGAAATCTTTGAGAAAATTATGAAGATTGCCGAATATGAAGAATATGTTAAAGATAATCCGCATATTCAAAGATATTATGATTCTGAATGCTCAAAAACAAGTTTCGGGGATCCCATTAGACTGGGAATCCGGAAGCCCCCCGCAGACTTTATGAAAGGTATAATCGGAAGAATGAAAGAATCAATTCCGCAAAATACATTACACGATCGAAAATTTCAAATCCCCCGAGAATTTTAAATATCAATAATATTTTTTAAATTCAGGAAACCATGTAGAAAGATGCCCTTTAGAGTATGTTTTTCTAGAAGATATAATAGAAAGAAACATTTTATGCGATGGATTATCGTTTTTGTTTCTTTCTAATCTTAATCTTTTGCTTTCTTCTGATTGGAAATAGTGTAATCCATTTTCAACTAATTTTTTATTAGTTTTTAGTGTATTAGTTAATGCTTTTTTCTTTATTTCTTTATTTTGAAAAATGTGGTTATTGTCTTCAACTAATTTTTTATTTCTTTTTGAAGTTCTTTCTGCGTTACATTTTATAAAAGAATCATCTTGAAAAGGGTGTAACCCTTGTTCAGATAATTTTAAATTTCTATCTCTATGCAAATCTTTTAATTCCTGTTGCTGCATATGGTGTTCTTTAGCTTCAAGTTTTTCTTTTATCCAAACTTTAGTTGCGGTTTTAGATTCTTCTGATTGAAAATAATGTAAACCTTGTTCTACTTTATTTTTAACTATTAACGCGTTTTCGCGCCTTACTCGATTATATTGAGCAGAAGTTAAAATTCTATTTCCTTTTGAATTTAATTGAAACGCGGCAAATGCGTATTTCATTTTATTGCATTGTTTTTGATTTATTAACATTTTAGTTAATAGCCAATGACAAAGAAAATGTTCTTTTGTCGATAAAAATGTTTTATTTTCTTTTATATTTGGGTTTGTATTGAATAATGCATCTTGTTTAGAGAAAAAACATTTAGGTATTATATGGTGTTCTTCAGAATAACCCAATATTATATTTGCAGTTTTTCTTGATGTTGCTCGTAGTAACGAATTTTCTATTATTGAACAATACCATTTTGTATATTTGTTATTATACGATAATTGTTTAATTAGATTAATATAAGTATTTGTGCTGGGCATTAATGTTCTCCATGAATATTGTAAGGAATGTTTAGGGTAGATGGGAATGAGGGTTCCGCGATCTACACTTATTTATAAAT